ATCAAGATTCGCGGTACCGGTGCGGCAACTAAAGGCACAATGGCCCGTGGCCCGATGGCTTGATGCTATGAAGCGGTACGGTTCTATCTACGTTGTCACGAATACTGTTACAGGAGAACAGTACGTTGGACAAACACGCCAACTTGCGCTGTGTAGGTGGAAATGCCATGTGAACACCGCTCGTTCCAAGGTGGCAAAGAAGTACCGTTTGGCGCAGGCAATAGCCACGCATGGTGTTGAAACGTTTTTGTTTGCGGAAGTTTTTACGGCTTTTGACGCGGATACGTTAAACAATGCTGAGATGCAAATTATCGCGGAGCTTGAACCTGCATACAATATCGCCAAAGGCGGTGCGGGGCATCGTGGGGTAGTTCCGTCCGCAGAAGTACGTAAAAATCGTTCTGACCGATTAAAGCAGCAATGGGCGAACCCTGAATGGCGTCAGCAACAGCTAGAAAAAATAAAAGAAGCTTCTAGTTCTTTGGCGGCGCGTGAACGGGGTAAGCGTATTGCCCCTATAGGTAATGCGGCTCGTTGGGCAGCACATGTAAAAACGCAGCCCGTTGCTAAAGACAGATCCGCCACCTTGCGCAGTAGTTGGAAGAACCCGGAGGTACGGCAACGACGAATCAATGGACTAAAAAAAGCGTTGAGTGACCCAAACATTCTTGCAAGGTACCGTGCGGCGTCAATCGGTAGAAGGCACACAGATAGTACAAAAGAAGCTATTGCGCGGGCTAAATGGAAACCCGTATACTGCCGTGAGTTGCAGTGTTCTTTTTTGTCGCAAAAAGCTGCGGCAGAATTTCTTGGCGTGCTAAAAACGTCTGTATCAAACGCTGTCAGGAAGAAGGGCAGAGTGGCTGGTAAATACACTCTGGAAAAGGTGGCGTAAATTACATATCAGGAACTTTTAGCCTCAATTCAGTCGTATACGGAAAACGTCTTTCCGGACGTTACGCTTTCTGACGGCTCAACCGAGACTACGGCTGAGCAGATCAATCGGTTTATTCAACAGGCTGAACAGCGGATCTATAACTCGATCCAATTCCCATCAATTCGCAAAAACATGACCGGGAATGTGCAGTCAGGGAATAAGTATTTAAAAGCCCCTGATGATTTTTTGGCTGTGTATTCACTGGCTGTTATTGATGGTAGCGGTAATTATGAGTACCTGCTAAACAAGGATGTGAACTTCATCCGTGCGGCGTATCCAAGTCCAACAGACACCGGGATTCCTCGATACTACGGATTGTTCGGTCCTGCAATTTCTGGTGCTGCTATCACTAACGAGTTGACGTTTTTGCTTGGGCCAACGCCGAATACGGACTACACCGTAGAGCTTCATTTCTATTATTACCCAGAGTCGATTACCACGGCAAACACAACGTGGCTGGGTGATAACTTCGATACGGTTCTGTTGTACGGGTCGCTTGTTGAGGCTTACACCTTTATGAAGGGTGAGCCAGATATGCTGGCTTTGTACGACGGTAAGTATAAAGAGGCGCTGGCATTAGCTAAACGACTTGGGGATGGCATGGAGCGTCAAGACGCTTACCGTTCTGGACAGTATAGGCAGGCGGTGGTTTAAATGGCGCTCCAACAAACAGTTACCACGAGCTTTAAGGTTGAGATCCTCCAAGCTGTGCATAATTTTGGCCCGACTTCTGCGGATACTTTTAAGATTGCCCTTTATACAGGGGACTCTTCGATTGGTCCAAGCACTACGGCGTACACAACTTCAAACGAAGTTACCGGGGCAGGATACACCGCTGGCGGCGTCACGCTGACAATTAGCCAGACCCCAACCTCGGGCGATAATTCACAGCAAGTGCCTACAGCATACGTGTCATTTGCCTCTGCGGTTTGGGCTGGAGCGACATTTACGGCACGTGGGGCGCTCATTTATAACAGCACCAAGGGAAACAAATCGGTAGCTGTTTTAAATTTTGGCTCAGATAAAACGGTTAGCGGGCAGACATTTACTGTTACGTTCCCGACGGCTACAGCTAATGACGCTGTGGTAAGAATTTCGTAAGGGGTTGCAATGGCATTAGTTACAACAACCAAAGGCGAAATGGACGAAGCGTTGCTTGAGAAACGTGAAGGGTCCGTTGATAATGCTAATGAAACTGCGGCTTGGGTGGAGTATTGGCTTAATGGGGAGCTAGTCCATCGCTCAGTTCACGTTACATTGAAGAAATCCGTAACATTGTCTGCGGAAGCAGCATCTATCGTTTAAGGAGCCAAACATGGCGAATACTCAAGCAATGTGCACCTCGTTCATGGAACAACTCATGACGGCTACGCACGACTTCACAACAGGTACTGGGGATACGTTCAAAGCAGCCCTGTACGAAACAACTGCGACGTATAACGCATCCACTACTGCATACTCCAGTACTGGTGAGGTTTCTGGCACCAACTATTCTGCTGGTGGTGTAACGGTGACTAACGGGACATCTCCGGCATCGACCAACACTTCGGCAACCGCTGGTGTGGCGTATTGGACCCCGTCAGCATCAATCACGTACACCAATGTCACGTTGACTACACCGTTTGATGCTGTGTTGATTTATAACTCGTCGAAGTCAGATAAGTCAGTCAGCGTGCATACGTTTGGTTCGCAGACCGTGACAGCGGGTACGTTTACCCTGACGATGCCGACTAACGATACGTCGAACGCTCTGTTGCGCTTGGCTACAACCTGATAAGGGCGGCGGTATAACCGCCGTGTAGCCATGACATTTGGAATCGCCCCATTCTCAGGAGCGCCATTCTCCTCGCTTGCGGGGCAGACGATTGTTGTCGCGCTTTCTGGTGTTTCCGCATCTGGTGCGGTTGGGACTGTTGCTGCTAATCCGCAAATTGCGGTTACCGGTGTTCAGGCTTCGGGGGCAATTGGTTCTGTTGTTGTAGCACAATCCGCCACGCTTACGGGGGCCGTAGCTAGCGGCCAGACTGGTTCTGTTAATACCGCACAGACTGCGGCACTCACAGGGGTTGTAGCGTCAGGAGTTGTTGGTACCGCGACTGCGACTGCGGCGACGGCGATTTCTGGGGTTAGCACTACGGGTGCGGTTGGCAGCGTTGTCTTTAATAAGATTGGCGAAGCCACCGGGGTCCAAGCCATAGGCTCTGTTGGGTCTGTGGGTATGGGTGAACGTACTGTCGCCCTAACCGGAGTATCAGCAAGCGGTACTGTTGGGGACGTTACTGAGACTAACAGCCCGACTGAAGACGGTGTAATTGCCTACGGCTCTGTAGGATCGGTATCAACGGATCGACAGGTTGCGCTAACCGGGGTCTCGGCATCGGGTGCGGTTGGAACAGTTGAGTTTGCGTATGCGGCGTTTTTGACTGGGGTAACGGCCTCTGGTGAGACAGGGACCGTACTGGCAGCGCCGATTGGGGTTGGAGTTTCCGCAGGCGGTGAGACTGGCAATCTTGGCTCTGAGCGGGTTGTTGCGTTAACTGGAGTTTCGGCTACAGGTGCGACAGGGATTGCAACTCCTGTTGTTGGTCCGGTAGAAGATAGCGTCGTTGCTTACGGCTATGTTGGGTCAGTCGGTTCCTCAAGAACCGTGGCGCTTAGCGGCGTTTCTGCTCAAGGTCAGGCGGGTACGTTTAATCGCTTTTACTGGACGGTAATTGATGACAGCCAAACTCCAGACTGGCAGAATGTGGATAATTCACAAACTCCAGATTGGATTGACGTAGAAATGACTGTGTAAGGAAGAAACATGGCACTTGTTGTAGCGGATCGCGTAAAGGAAACGACCACAACGGCTGGTACGGGGACCGTTACGCTGCTCGGCGCAGCAACGGGCTATCAGTCATTTTCTGCTGTTGGTGACGGCAATACCACTTATTACACCATAGCTGAGCAGACTGGCGCGGATTGGGAAGTCGGGATTGGTACTTATACCGCGTCGGGGACCACGCTTTCAAGAGATACGGTTTTAGCCTCCAGCAATTCTGGCAGCTTGGTCAATTTTGGATCGGGCGATAAAGACGTATTTGTATCTTACCCTGCGGAGTATGCGTCTTTTGCGGCTGCTGGAGCTGTTGTAGAAAACTACACGTTGTTCACGGGTACATATACAATGACGACAGGGAAGAATGGCTTTAGTGTAGGGCCAATAACTATAGCCTCTGGGTCGTCATTTACAGTTCCAAGCGGGCAACGCTGGCTGGTTGTGTAAAGGATAGAACATGGCGGTAACTAATTTCTCTCCCCTCCTTGGTTTGGCGCTCCCCACAACGGGGGATTTGTCTGGAACATGGGGAGTCGTAGTCAATGACTCAATTACGCAACTTCTGGATTCGGCGGTTGCGGGTACCACCGTTCTGTCCAGTGACGCAGACGTTACGCTAAGCACCACTAATGGGGCGGCGAATCAGGCACGCAACGCGGTCATCCGTTGGACAGCCACGGGTTCAGTGACCCGGTACATTACAGCGCCTGCGCAATCAAAAGCCTACGTAGTTATTAATGCTACTGGGGGGTCACAGTCAATCGTAATCCGTGGGGCTGGCCCGACAGCCGGGGTAACTATTTTGGCGGGGCGTAAAGCGCTTGTCGCATGGAACGGCTCTGATTTTGTTGAAATTGCGGGCGGGAAGGTTGACCTGACAACTGATGTAACCGGGGTACTTCCAGTAGCTAATGGAGGAACTAATTTTTCCAGTTACACCACAGGCGACATTGTTTATGCTTCTGGCGCAACCGCGCTAACAAAACGAAATATTGGTTCCACTGGGCAGGTTCTTACGGTAGCAGGCGGGGTGCCTACATGGGCAACTCCGGCTTCTGGTCTTCCCAGTCAATCTGGAAACGCTGGTAAATGGTTAACCACTGACGGTACAAACGCAAGCTGGGCTACGCTGCTTATTCCCGGTGGTGGCGGATCTATTTCTATTAATTACACGACTGTATCTTCAAGCTACACCGTAGCTTCAGGCACAAACGGTTTTTCGGTTGGCCCCATGACCATCGCTAATGGGGTGACTGTTACAGTATCTTCCGGCCAACGCTGGGTTGTGATTTAAGGGGCAAACATGAGTTCAATTGCAGCAGGGACCACAACCGGAACCGCGCTTGTCAGCACAGGAAATACTGCTGGCAATTTGGTGTTTCAGACTAACGGTGCAACGACGGCGCTGACTCTGGGGGCAGATCAAACCGCAACCTATGCGGCGGGTGTTATTGAGAAGAAGGTGGCGATTGCCGCCTCCGACATCGACCTGTCGCTAGGCAACTACTTCACCAAGACGATTGCAGGCACGACAACCTTTACGGTCAGTAATGTTGCATCCAGCGGGTCTGTGAGCGCGTTTGTGCTTGATCTGACTGATGGTGGATCAGCGACGGTGAATTGGTTCTCAGGCGTAACGTGGAACGCGGCTACACCTCCGACTCTGACAGCTTCAGGCAGGGATGTGCTGGCGTTCTTTACTTATGATGGCGGCACGACTTGGAATGCGTTCGTGCTTGGACAGGGGATGGCGTAATGTCAGTCCGT